TTCAAATCCACGATTAATATTATAATCTGATTTATTTATACCCTTATCAGACGATTTTGTTTTCTTTAAGGAATTGGACTGTATCAACACATCCTCCTAATTTTTTACCATCAACAACCACCTGTGGAAAGGTGGATCCCTGACCAAATTCACCATAAAATGAATCTTTATCAAAGTGTTCATCTAGATTATACACCACAAACTTACTTTCTGTCAACTGTAATACTTCTTTTACTTTCTCACAATATGGGCATCCTTCCTTAGTATAAACTGCGAAATTCATTATCGTAAAGTTAAAAAATTATTTAGTATCTATTATAACACAAATTATGATGGTTGAGTTGACCAAGGAGTTCCGCTTCCAGAACTAGGTGCTGGTCTTGTATATAAAACCATAAGATGATCTGTTACAACACTTTCTTCTAATTTCAATCCAGTTGTTGTAATTGCATCAGAACCCTCACCAATTGTAGTTATACCAACAAAACCATTTTTAACCCAATCAATTACATTATCTTGACTAACACTTTCATATGCTGTTTCACTTCCTGTTCTTGATGTATTAAAATTCAAACTTCCTTCATGATGTACTGGACCATAAGTAGTAGATGTTGAACCAGTAGTTACTGTACATACTCCAACAATCTTCCAATTTGCAGACGTTATAAAACCATCAGATAGATCTCTATCTACATTTGTTACTTCCCAAGTTAGTGATGTTGTTATTGCCATATCATTTAAATTTTAACTATTTAGAGTGCATAAGGATATTCACTGTTATGTCCAGTCCAAGACCAAAGAATGTATGGTGTGTTCTGACCACTTGCCCAGGTTCCTTTTACCTTAAAGTAATAGTTTGGTGAACCAGCGTTTTGATATTGGAAAACCAAACTATTTAATCCTGCACCAAGTGCGTTATTATTAAAAGCTGATTCCTCTTCAAGATCAACATATCCATAAGTTCCTTGACAATCAAAAGTATATTGTCTACATCCATTATGGAATTCATCACCACCAAATGCCATCCATATTCTCATTGTTCCATTAAAGGAGTGACCACATCTCATTAGTGGAGTCTCTGTTTGATTGGTATTAGTACCATCTAATGGTGTTGCTCCCGATATTGTATAGAATCTTCCACCAGATTTTGTATTTACTGAATCACCACCAGTTGTTGGATTAACATATGTACCATGTTCATTGATCCTATATCTTTCATCACCATCTATATCTACTCGGAAAACAGTTCCAGCGACTTGATCACCAGAATCAATATCAAATAATAAAGGTCGTTCTGTTGTTTCTAATACACTCTGTGCATTAGGAGAATCTTGGAATAATCTAGTTATATTACCAGTGTACCCAGTTGATTTAAGTTCAATGCCAGGTTTGCTATTAGCATCTTGACTTCCAGATTCAAGAGTGAACATACCATATTTACTTAAAATAGCTCTATCACCACCAGTGCCAGTTCCACCAGCACCAAATGCCAATGTTTCTGGGGTATGACTGTATTGTACATAACCTCTATATGCCGCATCACCTGATGTTCCATCAGCAAAAGAAATAGTTCCTTGACTGCTTGTACCACTTACAATTGTAATACCACTATTACCAGAAGTTTTAATTACTAAATCATCAAATCCACTATAATAATCAGCAGGAGCAACATTACCAACTCCTAATCTACCACTTGAGTCGATGCGAAGTTTTTCTACCCAACTTCCACTAGCTTTAGTTCTAAATCCAAGTAGTCCATCACCTGCATTTTGGACACGCCAAAGATCTGCATAATCATCACCTTCATCTGCTTCAAATTCTAATACAGATCCACCTGATTCTCCTGCTTTTATTTTTACGAAAGCATCACCAGTATTAGCAGTGTTCATAACAAGGAGTTTATTTTTAACTCGCAAGAACTCATCACCATCAGCAGCAGTAGCACCAACACAAAGAACTCCACCAGATGTGATGCGAAGTGATTGATCCCAAGAAGTTATATCTGAATCTGCACTACCAGTTGCTGCAGTCTCGAAAATCCATGTATTAGCTGGACTATTTACCCTCATTCGTGCAGCAGTGTCTTGATACCTACGTTTCCAGTTATTTCCAGAATGCCTATAAGCATTATGAATAAACATAGTATCTGCTGTAACACTTGTAGCACTATAACTTGCTAATGCACCACCAGCACCCAATTGAATCATATCGTAACTAGCAGCAAGATCACTATTACTTTTAACTGGTAATCCATCCTTTGCAACAATTAAGTTTGCTTTACTATCTCTAACCTCAAGATTTCCTACTGGAATCTCAGTTCCAATACCTACTAATCCTGTTGATGTGATGCGAAGTCTTTCACCACTATTAACATCAAATATTAAATTTTGAGAAGTTCCAACTGATTTAATATAATTATCAGTTGAATGATATATTCTAAAATCATCACTATTTCCAATTTTTATTTCTTGAGCATCTTCTAAATGAAAATGTCCAGTATTATAAGTGTTATTTGCTTTAAGATGTATTTCACTCGCAGTTGTATTATTGTATCCAGTTAAATACATTATTCCAGCACTTGTGCTGCTTCCCTGACCCTGTTGAGCAATTTGTATATAAAGTCTACCAGCACTCATCACAAGTCTTGATGAAGTACTTGTATCGGATTCTGTAATCTGTAATTGTGGTGAATTTGCTGAAATTTGAAATGTACCACCACTATAAGTTAATCCTGATTCACCTTGAATAGCACTTGCACTTGATGCTGTAATAACTCTATTATCTGCACCATTTGTAATTGGTAAACCACCAACAAATGATGTTGCTGTTACCACTCCAGCATTTCCTAATTTAATATTACTTCCTACATCTAATTGACCACCAGTAACTTTAAGACCAGACCTTGCAGTTACAATACCAACCGAATCTATATTTGTTACGTCTTCGTATGTTAATGTTCCACCAATGGTTACTGGTCCAGTAAAAGTAGCAGCAGTACCAGTTATATTACCAACAAAAGTAGTAGCAGTTAGAATACCACTCGTATTAATACTTGCACCTTCAGCAGTCCAACTACCATCTAGTGCAGATATAATATCATTATTTCCGTTTATCTGGATTCCCATTGGCGTTTATACTTTTATATATTTATAGGTGGTGCTGTCATAGGAACAGTACTTAATCCAACAGGACTCTTGGGATATTCAACAATAACCTTACCATCATCATCTGTCCATGTTGTATTTGAATCCTTAATATGTTCATCTTGTCTCTCACCAATAACCATCCATGATATTGTATCAGTACATGTATTATTCTGTGCAGTAATTGTTAATTGATTACCTGATACTGATCCTTTTGTTGCAGTCCAACCTGTTTCATTTGTCGTATGACATTGAACATCAGTATTCAATGCAACGAAAGTTCCAGCAGTCATATTTGCTTCAGTATCAATATTAACTGTAGATATACCAGCAACAAGAGTTGTCTTTCCACGGTAGATTAAATCTGCCTTTGGTCCTTCAATGAATGAGTGTTGTAAGTAATGTGTATCTTTCTTTGCTGGAAGAGGATGATCGATTTGGAATGATCCAGAACCTTTTGATAGTGATTGGAAATAATGATTACTCCTATGCCTTGTTCTAATTACTCTCCATCCAGACATATAACATGTTCTGTTACCAGAGTTGGCAGTATAATTAAATAATGCCTGTGGTGTCCAATACTTTCTCTTTCCTCCAGTAAATCCAGATTTATAATCTCCAGTACTACCACTATGATTTGGACCAAGAGTTCCAGTATACCTTGTCCAAGATGTTGAGTTAACAGTAGTATTACTCATTACCCAATAACCATAAGATCCAGGGTTACCAGTACCATTTAAAAAGTTTTTATCATATTCAATAGATCCCATATAATGTCCATTACTATCACCAGAAGTAACTGCTCTCATATAGACTTCCATATAGTACTTATCATCATCATCTATTGGAATATAAGGGAATGACGATCCATAATCACCACCAACCCATATTCCACCAGTAATTTGAATACAATATCCACCAGGAGCATCCTCATCATGTACCCACCAAATGTTATCATTATTAAAGAATGTTCTTAAATCTACTATACTCCAAGATGGATCTATAGAGAATACACATTCACCATCTGCTTGACTAGTATAAACTGGAGTAGATGGACCTGCACCAACAGAATTAATATCACTATTACCACTTCTAGATCTATGCTTATTAATCATCAATCCATGATTAATATAAGTAGCATTGTTATCACCTTTGGTCTTTTGACCAGCAGCTTGTCCTTTAATATAAAATGGTTCTGTACCATTAGTATTATCATAAATTCTAAATCTATGAGTAACACCACCAGTAGAACCTAATATTCTCCAAGTAGTTAAAGAAGATCCAGTACTATTCAACCATAAATCTGCTTCTGTTCCTGATAATGTTAGTTGTGTACTTGCTGGACCGTTTATAGTAGTTGAACCATTTGTAGAAACTGTTATCCTTTGGTTATTTTGAATATTATCTGAATTTGATAATATGAACTTGCCAACACTCTTATCAAAACCACCAGACATTTCATTTGATGCACCAGAGTAATTAATCCAAGCATCATTATTATCATCACACTCTAGTGTCATTTTTGCACCGTCAGCCTGATAGACATGTAGAGTACTATCAGGATTTGATTTATTAATACCAACTCTCTTATAAGCACTGACTCTTAAAACTTCTGGATATGTATAAGAACCACTATAGTATCCTTGAGGCATGAATACTAAATCCCCAGAATAACTATTCTGGTTAGAATGTCTTACTGAAATTTTTCCATGAGCAGGATCATTTGCAGCTGCATAATTTGCACTAAGTAATATGGTAGGATAAGATTCACCATTTTCACTCCATGAACTACCCTCTGTCAACAATCTTATATTACCTTTATAAATATCAAGTTTATAAGTTGGATCGGATTGGTCAATACCAACATTACCATCATTATTAATACGGAATACTTCACCATTTCCACCACCTTCTTCTTTTAAAATAAATCTAAAATAACCACCACTATCATCACCAGCATTACTATCACCAGTAAAAGTTCTCATCTCTATTGAACCTAACTGTTTAGAAGCAGCATTACTACCACTACTTGATGCTGAATTTTCTCTATTAATAAATTTAATTACTCCAACAGTACCAGCATTTGCATTTTGATTTCCACTTATGTTAATTTGTCCATATTCACCAACTGTTCCATCACCTGTTACTTCTAATATCTTTGCATTATTGCCATCATTATTAAATGATGTACCTGTTAAACTTTGAGTTACTATATTACCACCTGATGTAATATGCAGTCTTTGTGTTGTTGTGGTTGCTTCTCCAGTATAAAAAGCTAGGTGAGCAACACCTTGTCCATTACCACCACGTATTTCTATTGCATCTGATATTCTTCCTAAATTATCAATTGATTTAAGAGCACCATATCCACGATTACCAACACTTCTTCCACCTTGGATTGCAAGTCCTCTATCATTTGCATGATTCAATACAATAGTTGCACCAGTATTATCAGCATCACTTCCAGATCCAAATCTGGCAAGGAGTTCATATGCACCACTTTGAGAATTATCACCTAGAATATGGAATTTTGGTGCTGCAAAAGATGCACCACTTGCTAAATCACCAGCAGTAGGTGTGACAATTCCAAGACCAGCTTCACCTGTTTGATTTACAACAAAATTTACCTGACTAGCATCATTATCATACACCATAAAGTTTGCTGCATTGCTAGATCCCCAATATCCTCTTGTTGCACCACCTGTCCTTAATTCTATCTGTGTATTAGCATTATCACCTCTTTCAAGTACTACAGGATGTCCAGTATTGCCTGAAAAAATATGCAGCATTCTAGCAGGAGATGTGGTATTGATACCAACTTTACCATCAGATTTGATGCGAAGTCTTTCTTTTGATACTTCTCCATCTTTTCTTACATGAAACGCTAAAGCACCAGCATAGTTACCTTCAGCTGTACTTTCTTTAAATCCAGTTATACCTCCGAAAATTGCATTAGCATTGTTTGAATGATAGTGTCCTTGGAATATAATACCACAAGTAGGATTAGCATTCCATGCAGCATTATCTTTTGCTGTTATTTGTCCTGTTGCACTACCACCACCACTTCTATTTTCACCATATACAGTTAAATTACTAAAAGGTTCATTAGTTGAGATCCCAACTTTACCAGCAGTTGTAAAGCGAACTCTCTCCTCACCTGCAAATCTAAATCTTAAAGATGAAGAACCAAGTCCACCTACATCCATATCAAAATATGTTTGAGCACCACTCTGTGAAATTTGGAGTCTTGAATCACCTGCATCGTTATCTTTCAGTTCAATAACTGGTGAAGATGATTCAATATCTAATTCATGAGATGGATTATTAGTTCCAATACCGAGTTTACTCTCTACATTTAAGTTTGTAGCAGTTACTATGCCAGTAAATACTGCTGCTCCTGAATTATAAATCGTTGCTCCAGTTCCTATAGGTGTGTCTGCACCTAAAACATTTATACCTGCTAACTCTACTCCTACATTATGAACATTCGTCGTTCCAGTCTTAAAGTTTGATGCTGTTGTTACACCAGTAACTATAGCACCACTATCTACAATACGAAATCTTTCTGTTGTATCATTTGTATGAACCGTCAACAAATCATCACTACCTGCTGGAGCAGTGATACTTGTTATACCTGAAATACTTTTGTGATTGATTACGGTCATACTATTCTATCCCCATTCTGGTATTTATTAGACCACAACATAGTTACCATCAATCGTTAGGACACCATTAATAGTTACAGGACCTGCCATCAATCCATTGTATGCTGTTCCAATGTAATGATTACCATTCAATGTATTATCATGAATATACATTCCATTAGAAACATATATTCCTTGGAACGAACTTGCTGTACCAACTACTTTAGGATCATCAAAGTTACTTGTATTGATACCAATTGATTTAGTAGTTGCAATACCAGCAGTATAGTTATTCCAAGTTCCACCAGCACCAGTGTTACCTGATATACTTACATCAACAGTAGTACCAGTTACTTTAAAAGTATTTCCTGCTCCTACAAAATTAAGTTGAGTTATTCCAGCACCAATCTGAGTACCTGCAGATTGAATACCTATTTGTGAAGCACCATTGAATAGTGTTGCATTAATAGTTGCTGCATTGACAGTGCTTGCAAAAGTTGTTACACCAGCAACGTTTACATTATCTAAATTAGTGTGTCCATCTACATCTAGTTCTACAAAATCACCATCACCTTTGAATGTTGCTGCGGTTGCTACACCAACTACAGATATTCCAGCACCTACATGTATATCCTTTCTAGCAGTTATTATACCTATTGAATCTATATTCTTTACATCATCATAGGTTATTGTCCCACCAACAGTTAAATCATTATTTACTACAAGATTATCAAAAGGTCCATCAAATCTTTCAGCAGTTAAAATCCCTACCCGTGCGTCGGTAGTGGTCTTAATACCAGCTCCAATAACCTTTGTGAATCCCATATTACTTTTTAATTATTTATGAAGACTCTAATGCAGTCAACCTAGATTCAATTGATGTAAATCTCTGTTCATTATATGCTGCAATGAATGCAAATAATTCTTCATATCTAACAGAGTATCTTGTAACCTTATTAAATCCAGATGGAACTACAATATTTCCACCTAAAGTTATATTGGTTCCTATACCAACTGTATCTCCTTGTCTAGTAACAGTTTCTAATGGAAGTTTAGTTCCTTCAGAATCTTCATACCATTCATCAATACAATAGAAAGAATACTTGTCAGGATCTAAACTTTCTGCTTCCATCGCAGTTTTAATACTTTGTGCAATGATTCCACTATGAGTTCTTGCTTTATCAGTTCCTTTTTCTACTACAGATTCCTTCCATCTATATGTTTTAAACAATGCAGATAAACGTTTTGCTGCATTCATTTCAGCAGTAGTTAATGATGCAATATCTTGTTTTAAAGTTTCATCAGATGTATTGATGGAACTACTCATACCATAAACTGTATTCCACCTATAAGAACCTCTACCAAGAGTCCATTGATTATCCGTGCCAGGAATTATATGACCACCAGATGACATTCCACCACCCTGAATTTCATTCATATCAGAATAAGAAGATGGACTTGAAAAATTATTTTCAATATTAGTATAATTGCCCAAACCACCAGGATCGGTTCCATCAGCAACCCAATTCTTCATTATCCATCCTTGATCTTGCATATTATCACCAAGCATGAATGCCTGAACTCCACCACTTCCATCACGCAGATAAACCTGAAGCATAGCACCATCATAAGTACTTGCTCCCTTAATTCTTATTGCACCAATTGGGTTTCCACTATGTCTTCCAGATGAGAAAATAACATTAACACAATTCTGATTCTTACCACCACCATAATGATGTCCAGCATAGAATACACAAGCTTGGTGTCTAGAACTATATGTTTCACGGATTCCAATTCTAGCTGATGCACGACCAGAACCACAAGTAGCAATTGTATACCAACCAATACTCAAACCTTGTTTATAATCGGTCTGTAAGTGACTATTATTAGCACCCTGTTGCCTTCCTGTAATATTCACAAGTGCAGCGGCAGCAAGACCATCAAGCTGACATGGACCAAAATTCTGAGATAATGCACCACCAGGATGAATGCGAAGACTTTCTACTGTATTATCAGATCCAGTATTTGATGTATGTGTAAAGAATGATAATCCATTTACATCATCATCAGTACCATATTGTCTTGCTGCGATTGCAGAACGACCATTTCCACCACAACCAAAAGAAATAGCACCACCAAAACCATTATTACCTACTGTTGTACAAGTAACGTCTATACCCTGTAATGCTTTACCAGAATTTGTAAGTGCATAACAAGTGTTACCACTACTATTCGCACCTTTTATAGTTAATCTTCCACTTTGTTCTGTTGGATTATTTAATTCAATTTTACCTTGTGAACCACGTAATTTAATCAATGCAGTAGTAGCACCACTAACACTATCACTACAATCAAACGCTCTACTACCACCAAGAATAAGTCCATTATGATCAAATAGCATCGTAACCCCTGAACTATACTGGGGGCTTTCACCAGCTGCTGCAAATCCTATCTTAGATGTGGAAGCAATAAGCATTCCATTTGAAGAGTTTGGATAAGTAAAGTCATTGATAGATGGAAGTTTCTTCTCTGCATTTGCTTGTGTTACACTACCAGATGCAGTTGATTTTTGTCTCCATCCAAAGTAGTTACCACCTGAAAGATCACCTTTTATTGCTATCTTACCATTTGCTGCTGCCCATGAATTATTATAACTATTTGTTTCAACTTGTTCAAAGATTGCACCATTACCTTTGGAATTTATTCCACCACTTGATGAGATGCGAAGTTTTTCTACGTTATCAGTAGCAAAGACCATATCAGTATCACTACCATTCCAGATGAATGCTTCTTCAATACTACTAACACCTATACTCAATCCATTGTTAGTAGTAGATGTATTGGTAATTATGATACCATCTACAGTTCCACTATCTACTCCAGTGACAATTAAACCTGTACCAAAATATCCCCTTTTCCATCTTGCTCCACTTGCTCCCAAATCTCTACTATTGTTAACATCTACTTTTGCATCGACACTAAACATCACTTTATCACCTGTGATGCGAAGTTTTTCTGTACCACTAAAATGTGTTGCACCAGTTGCAAATATTAGAGAATGTTGATTGTTTATTATTACATCACCAGTATTTGGCATATATCCAATGCCACCTCTGTTTGCTCCACCTGCATTCCAAAGTATATGAGCATTATATGTTCCACTTGTATTTCCTTCATTATGTGTATAAATCGCAGCATAAGATTTATTAGTACTCTTGAATGATGAATAACCACGAACAGAAAGAACTTCACTACCCGTAACCAAGTTTGCAGTGGTACTAATTCCTGTAGTAACATTATTTCCACCAGTACCAAAGCGAATCCTTTCATAACCACCACCAGTTGTAATATAAACTTGATCTCCTTCCCCACCTATAGTTGCACGACCATATCCAGCAGAGGTATTATCCAAGAAGGAAATTGCTGCTTTAGCATCTGATGAACGAACAGCAATTACAGTATTCTGTGTTCCACCATCAACTTCTAAAGCATATGTTGGAGAGGTACTATTAATACCAACTTTACCTGCTGATGTGATGCGAAGTCTTTCATTATTTCCATCAGTAAAGAATGCTATAGGAGCAGCAGCACTCTGATAAATGTTTAGTGAATTTGCTCCACCATAAGTTGTTTTGGCACTAGAGTTTCTCCAAATACTACCAGTTCCACCATCAGTCTTTAAAACTAACTCTGCAAAGGTATCATTTCCATTTGATTGAGCACATATCTGACCACTACTAGTTGCTGCAGGAGGCCATACGTGCAATTCATATTGTGGATTATCAGTTCCGATACCAACATCACCACCTATCTCAACTTTATCTGTGATTAAAACATAAGATGTAGATGAATGGTTTGATGCTGCAACTTTAAGTGTGCCACCAGCACCATACATCGAATTGGCACTAATTAAATTACTATTAACCTTTAAAGTATCGTAAGCAGGATTCCAATGTAGACTAGAACCACCGTGAATTACATTATCATTATGTTGATATAATACTTTACAATCAGCATTAGTATTTGTTTGTAATACTGTTGGTAGTTTTAATGTTCCACCTGTTACCTCAATACCTGCCTTTGCAGTTATAACACCTACTGCATCTATATTAGTTACGTCTTCGTATGTTAATGTACCACCAATAGAAACATTACCAGTAAAGGATGCAGTTGTTCCTGATATTGGACCACCAAAAGTAGCAGTAGATCCACCAGTATTAATGTTAGCAAGTTCTACACCAGTACTATGAACATTAGTAGAACCTGTTTTAAAATTAGAAGCAGTCGCAATACCACTAATTACAGGACCAGTTTCAGTATAGGTTATGGTTCCTACACCAGTTCTAGTCTTCGTTGTATTTACTCTAATCTCTGATAGTGACATTTATACTTTTTAAATATTTATGATGGAGATGTTGGCCAAATAACTGAACCCATATCCAAATTTCCAAGATCATCTAATTTAGGAGAAGAGGATGCAGGTAAGTCCCTTAGTGCCTGTCTATAAGTTTTCCATGTATCAGGAATATTAGTTCCCAACTCTTTATGCATAGTGACAACCCAATCACATGAAGTAAGTCTTTTATCTCTTTCCTCACGCATAAGTTTTATTGGTTCTGTAGTATTCATTTCGTCAAATTTTGTTTTTACTTGACTCCACGTTACTCCAAATTGAGATGGGTCACTTGTAAAAGTACCATCACTCAATCTCTTCTTAAACATAGAAAGAAATTCTGTTTCACTCGTTGGTGAACCATCCATTGTCCAATCAGTAATACCAAGTTCTTGAAGTGCAAATGCTGGATATATTTTCATTGTGTTTCTGCTCCTGCGTACTTAATTTCATATGCTGTCATACTTGATGTAGCATTGGTATCATTATGCATCAAAACATGAGTACCAGTACTTATATAATATAATTGATATCTAATTTTCATAGTTGTATGTGGTACATCAATTACTTGGTAGAAACGACTGCTATGTTCTCCTAGATTCTGCTGTCTTTGTATTTCAGCATCCATACGACCACCACTTCCACTTGCTTGACCTGTACAATAATGTAATTGAGTGGTACTATTCATAACTCTATAGATTCTAATATGGTTATAATTACTAGTAGTATCAACATTATTATATCTACCGTAAATAGAATTCATCATACAGTGAATCATTATTCTACTTCCTGGTAACCTTGGTGTAATGTCAACATACATTCCACTAACAGGACTCCAAGTACTTGTTGATGAATTAGCTGAACCAGCAGTTACATTTGTATTATGAACAGTTTGAATTATACTACCTATTGGCATACGCTCAACAGGAATAGTATCAGCATAATTTAAATTTATTTTATCCTGTAATCTAATATTTGGTTTTGTAATTTTTACTGACATTAAATATCCTCCACAATAAGTCCATTTTTAGCGTCAAGCATTCCAGTATCGACAGTAGTATTATTTATTCTCCTCAATCCGAGAAAATCACTACGTCCACCAGATGTTGCTACATGAACTAAATCTGTTGATTTATCCCATGCCATACCTTTTATTGCATTTGATGAACCATAAAGTGTACACTTGGCATTTGGTTGCATCAATGCCAATTCATCATAATATATCTTCTCCAAGTGTTCTCTTTGTGGTAATCCTTGACCATATCTAACTAGAGCAACACCTGTATCTGAACCACCTGCTGTATGAGAATATTGGTTATTATAACTAGCTCTACCAATGTGTAAATCTGCCATATATGTATTAGACCAGTTTCCACCAGTATGAGACTGTAATTCCTGTCCAGGTCCAGACCATAAAGTGGTAGTATTAGTAGATCCCCTATGAGTTGCACACACAAACCTATAAGGAGTATCAAAACTATTAAATGGAGAACCAGCATGTCTTATAGCAACACTATTACCACCCATACTTAAATGACACACTGTATTAGCGTAATTGCCAACAGTATTATATCTTTCGATAGAAACTTTACCTGTTCCCTTTGGAGCCCAGAACATTAAATACCAATCTTTAGAGAAATCAATATCAATATTATTCTCTATTAAGAAATTAGAAGTACTATCAGTATTACCTAACATAGTCAATTCTGCACCACTCGCAACAGGAACTCTGGTTACAGTACCATATGCCCTAGCACCTCTTGCTGGATATGCCTTACTGGACTCATAATTGGCAGCAGGAACTATAAAGAAATTATCAATATGAACTGTTCCTTGTGCATAAACATTCAACCATACAGATGTACCTCCTGCCTCAAACTCACAACTCATATTTCTCCAAGTATTATCAGCAGGTAAACTATTACTTCCAGCATATTGTGTTCCACTAGTATTTGCCCAAGAATTGTGAAGGATAATTCCAGTATTACCACTACCAGATGGTCTCTTAAAGTCACAACTAAACAAATATTTCACTCCAGCAGTTAATCCTGTTACCTCTCTACCAGCATATACATTACTACCACCACTACTTGTAATTATAGCAATGTTAGCACTATTATCATGAGTTACAGTAGCACTTGACTGTATACTACCAAATCCATGACCATCTTCAAAAGTAGGATCAGATGATAAAGATGCATTAGAAGCAGCTGTAAGACTTGTTGTGGAAGTTTGATGTCCATAACATCCTTTATCATTACCAAATAGATAACCAGTATTAGAATCTTTATCAATATAAGCATGTAAAGATCTTCTTACAGGAGCATCTCTTTCTGCTTTTGTATTATTATACTGAGGGATTTCCTCAAGATGATGACTCGCTACAGTTAATCCATTGCGAGTTCCAAAATACTTTCCATTATTGGCAATATGGAACTTTCCAGGATTAGCATCATCTGGAAATGGCAACCAGAAATTTGCAACAGATGCACTTGTCCAATGACTTCCTTCATGTTGGTAAACACCAGTCAATTGTGGTGGAGTATTATCTTTTCCTTTTCCTTGTGCAATAATATACTCATCTCTAGTATTAGACGCTGAATTACTAATGGTACCACTTACATCAATACTCTTAGTATATGTTATAGATCCACCATGATTAGGATAACTACCACTGGTCTCAGGATGATATCCATGACTGGACCAATATCCACCATGAACATGATCCCATCTAGCCTCATAACAACCACCATTAGTAGCTGTCCATTGTCCTGCTCTACCTAAACTGGTTTTGAAATTATCGTCTATAATACGAACCATATTAGCATTATCATTGGCAGATCCAATTAATACATGAGGTTGTGGAAGTCCTGTTTGATGATCTATCTCTGCATTATCCATAACACGCATATCAACAGATTGTTGATTTTGTGCTACTGTCATTCCACCTTGAGGATCTGAACCACTTCTTATTGGGAATGTATTACTATTCCTATCAGCAATCGTAGCACCTGTTCTTGCACCAGAATAAGTGGTAACATACCAGTTTCTCATTTCCTCAGATATCCAATTCAATGAAAAACCACCTGCAGATGAAGTTGTCAAGTACATGTATCCATTCAAGCAATGTACATCTGTACCATAATTACTATTATTACCATCCCACCAACCAGTTGAAGCATTATCATTCTTTCTATCAAACACCATCCACATTGGCATATCTGGATCATCACCATCATGAATTGTTAGTTTGTAAGATTCAAGAACCAGTATAGCAACAACTGGGAATTCTGCTCTACTTCCTCTTGTTGATGTTCCTAATGATTCAGTATACCAAGATGTTGCTTTTACTCTTTCACTATTTCTCCATGCTCCACCATCACTATCCATTCGAGTATCATAAATGAATACTCTCCTAACAGCTGACGAACTACTTGTACTTTGAGTAAGCTCAATTTTACTTTGAGAAATTATCCCACTAACATCTAATTCTGTTGCTGGAGTTGCACTTCCGATACCAACATCACCAGACTCAGTAAGTCTCATCATTTCTGTGCCACTTGCACTTGCACCATCCTTATGCCAAGAGAAATATCTATTGGTGTCATCATTATCCCTATCAATATTAAATGACATATTTTCATACGCATTAATATGACCAGAAGAACTATTTGCTGTTCCTAATAAGAGAACACCTTGTGGAAAATCAACTGTAGTGTCATTATTAAACTTAGCTAATACTCCACCACCATTATTAAGAATCTGAGTATGATCGTTAGCAGGACTTTTTATATTAAAATTACCACCATCATAAGTAATCGAACCATAACGACCAAGATCATCTCTATAAAATCTTAATTCATGATTAGTACCTTTTACATATAGATGTCCAGTATTGTCGATGCGAAATCTTTCGCCAACTGAACTACCATCGTGAGTATAAAATTCTATTACACCACCTACTTCTCTATTCACAAATCCTGCATCTGGTCCTGCATCTCCTCCAGCAAAAATTGTAAATCCATCAGATGCAGTAGTACCAGTCTCAGCATTTGTTAAATGTATTTGACAATCCCCAGTTGTTTTTTCATGAATATGAAGTGGACCTCTTGGGAAAACATCAGTTCCTATTGCAACCTTACCAGTACCTTGAACAAAGATACCATCTTTAGTATCAGGATTAAGTCCTGGTCCTAGTACAAGTAAATTGTTTGTTGTGCCAGCATATCGCTCACCAACAATCATATCTTGTCCACCAGCATCAAACTTAATGAATGGATCACCACCATTATTTGTGCTAGTCTTTATATGTACTTGGTTATGTACTCCTGATTGGGAAGTATACAAGAATCCAGTTATTTCTGTTGCAGTACTTCCAGTATTAGTTATACTTAATTCTGATCCTGTTCCTGTTCCACTTAATTTACCATCTGATGCAATACGAAATACCTCAGTAGCACCATATCTAAACCTCAACTGTTCATCAGAACCTAAGTATAAATTTGCTGTATTATTTGTTGCAGTATCAAATCTTAATTCTGCTGCACCACTACTATCTTTAGATAAAATGAAAACAGTACTTGAAGTAGAATTACCATAATTTTGTATTATTGTACCATCATCTATGATGCGAAGTCTTTCTGTAGGTGTACCAGAAGCATTTGCTGTAAAAAATCTCAGCAAACCCTTAAATGCATCTCCAGTACCAGCAAGAGCCTGAGGGGAAATTTTTGCAACTACTTGGTTACTAGTTGCAGTATCGGTTAGTGTAAAATCTAATTGAGGAGTGTTTACTGCAGAACTTGCAACATTTCCACTAAATGTTCTATGTAATACAACACCAGCACTGCCATCTGATACTGCTGTTACAACACCAACAACATTAGCACCACCACCAAGAACTTTTAATCCATTACGTGCAGTTATAAGTCCTACAGCATCTACATTAGTTACATCTTCATATGTTAATGTACCACCGACAGAAACATTACCACTAAAGGTTGCAGTAGTTCCTGTTAATCCGTTTGGAAAATCTGCAGCACCGCCAGCAGCACCACTGAAATCAGTTGCAGTACATATTCCAGTTATGATTGCTCCCGTATTTGTGGTTGCTAATTTAGTATTTCCACTATGGGTTAAATCTATAGCTCCTGTTGAATGTGTTCTTAGAAAAGTAGTAGTTGCGACATTTTGAAGATAAAAATCATCGGCATTAATAACTAATGATCCACCACCAGTCTCTTTTATATAACTATTATTATCTGATGAATTATGATATATTGATAAATCTGCAGAGTTACCTATTTTTATTCTTACATTATCATCAAGTTCAAAAGAACTATTACCCTTACTCCAAGTTGCATTACTCGCAGCACCTATAAAAGTAACATTATCAGAGAATGTAGTTACTCCAGCAATACTTACGTTATCTAAATTTGTATGTCCGTCTACATCTAACTCTACAAAATCTCCATCACCCCTAAAGGTTGTAGCAGTTATAACACCTGCATTACCTAATTGTATATTGTTGCCTACATCTATCCAATCATCTATATCTGCAGCATTAGCAGTTATAATACCAGCAACTATATCATTACCACCAGTAATTGTACCAACAAAAGGACCACTAAATTTAGTAGCAGTTATAACACCAACAATAGCATCATCTGCTGATGAACTTAATGTTACATTACCAGTTCTACCATAGAAACCAGTAACTGAACTGGAGGTTGCTCCAGCAAAACCAATATGTCTAACCTGTATCTCATCACCGTTCGCAGGTGCTGCTGTGAACACCAATACAGAAGCATCTAATGAATATGCCCTTGTTCCATTCTTATCTGTAGGATGTTGTAAAACACCATTAACAGTTACAATTATACTCTCATTGTTTGCTGGAATATGTGAGAGTGTAAAGTCAGTTGTGCTTCCATTACCTGTAAAATTATCTAACTTATTATCACTAATATCAAATGTTGGTAGAGATGCAGAAAGAATACTACCCCAGAATATATCAGCAGCAACAGGAGCAACATTAAATTCTATCTTTTCATTATCAGATATACGAAACCCATCAGTAAATGTTGTAGTATCGTTTGGTCTTTGAAGTATATTATTAATTGCTACACTTAATTGAGTCGCACTAGTAAACCTAGATGACTTTCCACCACTATATGTTATTTTAAATTTCTTATTTACACCATCAAAAGCAGCAGTTACTGTATGAGAAGTTCCTGTTCCTACTGCTGATAAATTAATTGCTGTACTAGCATTTGCATTAGAAAGACTTGTTGCTAGTTTAAACTCATTATTTGTATCATGAATTATATAATATGCTGTGCCACTGGTAAGTCCACCAATATTTCCACCACCACCATTTGAATATGTTACTCTCTGTCCCTGAATAAACCTATGTTCAGGTACTCTGATTGTATTATTAGTAGTTGAAACTGCGTTAGTTGCTGATCCGTCAAAAGTTGCCACATAAGATGAAATGTCATCTAACGTTTTCCAACTATTGTTGTGATCACCAATCTCGTATTTATTACCAATATATGGCATTGATTCTACAGACCTTTAGTTATTGTTATTTATGGTATCACTGTTGCTGTTATTTATAGTAGAATATCTACTACCTATCAAAAGCAAAATGTGCTCTTATTCCATCTTGTAAAACATAATGAAAAAATATTTGATGATAATAATACTTTTCATGACCATTTATTTCTTCAAAACAACCAGGCATTCTATCTCTCCAATGTGGTCTTTCACAACCCTTATACAAAACACCATCCCCTTTTTCTAAATTTACACCAAAAACTTTACCCTTTTCAACCAATTCTTTTTTAGACAAATCTGAAAATTTGTCAGGTGTTTTAAAATAAATTGGCCAATTATCCTGTAAATTAGTTCCTATATGTATTGAGACTGATATTTCACAAGCAGATCGATCAGTATGTCTAGTTAACTCCTGACCTGCAAAATAAAAACGATCATAATAATAAGTAGTATATAATTTACGACCTATTTCCTTTTCAAGAATAAGACGAATATCACGATGTGCTTGACGATAATGAGGATGCCAATATCTTGCAATAGATCCTTCGACTTGACTTTCATCTTCGTTATATGTAAATTGATCTAATTTTTTACCCCACCATTTATACATTCCCGTTTTCTCTGGGGGAGGACATAATAATTTTTTATAATCATATAGATTTTTTATAACCAAAAAACCATTCTCTTCAAAAGAATCATTATGTGTCCAACTAGTACCAGTATTTTCCCATTCTGATAAAAGAATATCTTTCTCTTTCATCACTTCCATCTTGGACCTACTACCCACCCAACAATTGATTTTCTAATTCCCTTTGTAACCTTACATACTCTATGTTGAGTACGAGAATCAAATATTATTAACGATCCTTTCTGTCGAGGAGCAATATAATTTTTATTAGATTCATCTAATAATTGAATATTTCCACCCTCATAATCATCTGGATCTGATAATTGAAGCGAAAATGATATTTTTCTTACAAATTCATTGTTTTCTATAGTCTTTTCCTTTAAATATCTATCATCTAATATTGAATCAGTTGCTACATTAGAAAGATTAGGTTTATGATGATTAATCAATCCTGCATCATTATGCCAATTATAATAATCCCCCACTCCATATTGTGCATATTGTATTGATTCACATTCAATATGTGTTAAATCATATAAAAAATTTGTTCTATTTGCTTTTTGAACATAATGCCACAACCAACCTGCAATCCAATGATCAGTAGGTATCCAAGTATTTTTTGAATTTCTCTTATCTTTATTAATTTTATCACCATGAAGTAGTGAATCCTTCATTCCACTATCAAAATTTTCTATTAAATCTTTCTCTAATATTTTAATAATATCTACTGGTAGTCCAGTAAAGAACCATACACTCTGAAACGCCATAATATTTTTATATCAATTATATTATAATGTAGAAAATTAATTATGTCAATTATGCGTCACTCTTAACCCAACCTTGTGCATTATCTGCTTTATATGCTGACTCATCCCATACGTACCATGATGTTTCAGTAACACCACTTGTTGGTTTTGTAATTGGTGCAGACCAAATACCTGTTGTTGTATTTAAAGTCCATGATTCACAGGAATCTCCATCTTTATCTTTTGGTCTTGCTCTATGAAAAATATCATTTGCATCATCATATATCCAACCTACATTAGGATAATTAGCACGAAGTGGTGTACCACTTTCCGAATGAACATTTGCTTTAGTATTAAAAGAACACTGAACCCATTCAGAGGTTATTCCATAACTCTCTTTTAAGTAAGTCTGTCCCATAGTCTCTTTTTCAGGAGTACCCATAAAAGAATTGTCAACCCTAACAACGTCAATAACCTTGTTGTTTCTACCTATTTGTGCGAAATGTGCCATTTTTTTAAGTTAAGTATCTTACAATAACAACACCTTTACCACCTTCACCACCAGTAGCGAGTCCAACTCCATTTACATTATCTGCATTTGCACCGCCACCGCCACCATAGGTTCCACCCCCACCACCGAGGTTGTTTCTATTATGATTTGACCCACCTGGAACAATACCTTTTGCTCCACCTTGTGGACCTCCACCATCTTCAACAGTTAGACCTAAACCACCACCTTTACCACCTGAATAATATCCAGTACCACCTAAACCTTGTTTTGGAGATGATACAACGCTTCCACCGTGGTCTATCGCTCCACCACCGCCTCCACCACATCCAAAGGCTCCAAACATATTTTGTGTTCCATTACCACCATCTCCTCCACTATGTGGTGGACCATCTCCAGCACTACCACCACCTCCAGCAGCGTTTGTACCACTTGCACCATTTCCACCAGTTGTATCACCACTATCAGCAGCAGCAGAATCTTGTCCACCAGCACCACCAGTACCATTTATAACTCCACCTGAACCACTACCACCAGCACCACTAGCACCTGGATTTTCTCCTCCACCACCAGTACCACCAGTTGCAGTTATTGCATAAGGTTGTCCTGCTCCAAAAGATGAAGTTCCACCATTACCACCAGCACCTGCTGTTGGATTATATGCTCCTTTAGCACCAACAACTATTGCATAACTACCAGGAGTTAAAGCTCCAACTGGTCCAACAGAAGCACCTCCACCGCCTCCACCACCACCTCTACCATTTGGTGTACCACCAGGTCCGTCAGTTGTACCACCAGCACCACCGCCACCTACAACAAATATCTCACATACTCTGTTACCTTCAGTTACTTGGAATGTACCATTTGACTCGAAAGTATGGTATGTATACGCACCAGAAGTTGTCTTGGTGCCACCAGTTACCTCAAAAGGTGACTTAATTGCAGCCCAATTAACTCCATTATATACTTCAAGTCCTGATATAGTTTCATTATATGCCAGTTGTCCAGTGGCTGTTCCAACACCTGCATTCCTACCTGCTGTAGTTGTTGTACCTATACCAACAGCATTATTATGCAAAAATGATGAATGTCCTGCTCCTACAAAAATTGGCATCAGTTAACCTCCGTCAAATTAAACTTATACTTTTTACCACTACGATTATTTATTAAGAATAACTCACTCTCACCCTCTTGAATTGTATAATTACCCCAAGTACCATCAACATCATTTGTCTTACCCTCATTTGATAATTGAAGGTCAGCAGAATATATATTTGCCCATCTCTTTGTTGATGAACCTAAATTCTGCGTATTATCAGCACCTGGTAATACTTGTCCATTTTTATCAATTCTAAAATGTTCACTAAGTCCATTTGCTGCTGCATTTTCCTTCATTATAATAAATTCTGGACTTCCATTATCATTTGTTGATCTTACTGATTGAATCCAAGTTCCATATCTTTTTTGCATTGATATATCATTACTGGATTTCATAAAGATTCCAGTTCCACCACCAACCTGAACAGTCGGTGAAGTTAATGATATATTAGGATCAGGAGTGCTTGTGCCTGTATGAGCAATAGAAACAGCTGAGTGTCGATAATTAAATTGGTTAATTCCAATAGCACCATAATTAGTACCAAGACTAATTGCTTTTAACACATTAAGATTATTTGCCTTTAGTGTTATTTCACCATTACTACCTGTGTCATTTACCGAGACTTCCGTATCACCTTCTTTAAGGGGACCACTAAAGGATGTTGCAGTACATATTCCTGTTATAACTGCTCCCGTGTTTGTGGTTTGTATTTTATCATTACCATTATGAGCAATGTATACTGACCCAGTTGATGCATCACAATTGAAAAACATTGCAGGAGTAGCAGCATTACCAAGTTGTAAATAACTTTCTGCTGCAATTCTTACGTATCCAGTACCTTTAATTAAACTATGACCTGATGATGCTGCATCTTGATATATGGATAGCTGGTTGGAATTACCAAATGTTAGTTTAGTATCATTCCTAACTTGTAATGTATTAGAAACTTTACCCCAATTTACCGCATTGTCTATACTCTGATTAGCAAATTTAACATCACCATTAACAGTTAAGTTTCCTGTTACGTCTACCCCAGCTAGAGCATCAAGATTTTTTACTGCCTGAATTTTATCATCATCAAGAGTAAAGATATTAGCAGTAGCGGTCATATCTTGAAACTTCATTTGACCGCCACTACATAAAATCCCCCAATCAGGATTAGCGTCTGTCTCTGTAAATAATAAATTAGGTGCAGTACCACTTATGGTTACGATACCAGCAATACTTACGTTATCTAAATTTGTATGTCCATCTACATCCAACTCTACGAAGTCACCGTTACCTACAAATGTTGTAGCAGTTACTACTCCTGCGATACTTACATTGTCTAAGTTAGTATGTCCATCTACGTCTAAAGTCCCGTTAACATCAAGACCTTGTACATTTACACCACCAGTAAATGTGGATACACCAGCAATACTTACGTTATCTAAATTTGTATGTCCGTCTACATCTAAATCACTATTAGCATCAATAGCACCTTGGAATGTTGCAGTTCCAGCACTTACAGTAATACCTGCTGATGCTGTTACAACACCAACAACATTAGCACCACCAGCAAGAACTTTTAAACCGTCTCTTGCTGTTATTATACCAACTGAATCTATATTTGTTACGTCTTCATATGTTAATGTACCACCAATAGAAACATTTCCACTTACATCAAGTGTAGAAAGTGTTCCAACTGATGTTATATTTGGTTGTGCAGCAACCATTACAGTACCAGTTAATCGAGTTGCTGTAAGATTACCTGAAGATGGATTATATGTTAAACCTGTATCGGATTCTGCTCCTTGAGTTCCTGTTGCACCATCAACAAATATTGGATATACAGTTTCATTTGTAGAGTTGTTAGCAGTAACATTTACATTAGTTGCTTCAGTTGCAGTATCAGCATTACCTGTAACAGCACCAGTTATATTACCACTAAAACTTGTTGCAGTTATAACTCCAGCATTATGAATACCAGATCCTGTCAAGTCAAGATTATCACCCGATGCAAGCTCTTGTATCTGATTCGCACTCGTATTTAGTATTAATGGAAATTTATTTGCCATTATAATTTAGATACCTTTCTTTTTATTTATGCTAGGTTAAAAGCGATAGGAATTTTAGTTCCACTACGATCAGAAACCATCATAGCTCTACCATGAAGATCTAAACTTTGAGCACCACTTCTAACCCCAATAGTTAATGTTTTTAATGGATCAGTATTGGTTGTTGCAAGAACAACACAAAAGAAATTAGCACCTGAAGTTGGTGCTGCTGCAAATTCTATCTGATCATCAATAATTGTAAATGATGATATTGGTTCTTGTATTACACCACCCAATGATAACATTAATGTATATGGATTTCCAGGAAAAAATGCTGCTCCACCTAACGTCAAGTTAAATCGAACAGCACTATTATCAAATGAACTACTGATATCATCTAGTTTTAGAAAAGATCCTGAAGATTGCTGACGACCAATATATGCCATCTATATTCCTATATGATTCCTTTCTATTTATCCTATTAAGATGCAGGGGTTTCTGCTTCTGGAGTTACTACTTCAGTTCCTTCTGCTGCTTCACCTTCTTCTGCTTCTGGTTCAGGAAGTTTAACACCAAGTCCATCTAGGTACTCTGCAATTCCTTGAAGTTTCAAAAGCATTTCTCTTTTAGATTTTGCTTGTGCTTCTAATGAATTAATTTCAGAAACAAGTGTTTGTGACTGTTCTGCTACTTGCTTTAAATGATTCTGTTGTTCAGTTGCCATTTTCTTAAACTTTTTATATCGATAAAGTTGATAATATTATATAGTATATTTTTCTAATTGTCAACCGAACCTATGAAGACGGTTCAGGTGGCCAAGATATTGAAGTAAAATCTAATCTACCATCAGAATCTAATTTAGGTGTCTGTTGAGCAGGAAGATCTCTTAAGTCTTGACGATGTGCTTTCCAATCACCTGATAATGTAAGATCAGAAGATGCTCTCCAATCAGTTGCTTGCAAACGACGATCTCTTTCTTCACGCAAAAGTTTCATTGATTCCAATCCTTGCAACCTAGTAACTTCAGCATTTATTTCATCATCTGTAGGTTGAGTTATGTCTTGTGAATTCCATTCAATTCTATCATTTCCATACACTGAAAAAGATGCACCAGGTTTTAAACTTAAAATAGCATCAGTCTTATCAATAGTCATCGTCTAATCTCCATAGCAGTTAATGTACAAGCACCAGAAAAAAAGTTAGCACTAGTTCCAGTTTTACCTCTATTTAAATAAAGTGTACCACCATTTTGAGTTATATGATTAAATCTAGTGCGAAATTGAGGATGGTCACATTCGTGCAGACTTCCAGTTGGTTCATAATAATATGATCCACTTACAGAGTTTGTATAATACCCATTACTTGAACTAGCATCATCCTCACCATGAAAGTGGAATAAATCTGTCCAGGTAGTTCCATCATCAAAAGAAACTTGGAATGAAAATTTTCCATTTGCATTATCATGATAATACTCAACATTAGTATATAACCATATAGCATTATTCCTGTCTTTTCTACTAATAACTACTGGTCCAACACAAGTTGTATTTTGATTTGTATGTGTCGATTGTGTATTGTTATATGCATAATCAATATCTACAACACTTCCATATGGCATCTTTTGATAAGGTATCCTTTCATAATCAAGTTCATTAAGTTTAGATCTTAAATTAAATGCTGGTTTTTCTACTCTTATTGCCATACTATGATGCCTCTGCTATTAATCCACCAGCTGCTGATATTGCAGTTGTTGTTGATGTAGTGGTATTATTTATTCTATTCAGTCCAACAAAATCACTACGACCTGATGATGTTCCTAAATTTAAAATGTCTGTATATTTATCATAAGCCATTGTTTTTATATCATCAGAAGAACCATATAAAGTACACTTCGCATTTGGAGCAAATAGTTTTCTTTCATCAGCATAAATTCTCTGAATCTCTTCAGCAGTTGGTGCTCCTTTTCCTATTTTTGCTAATGCTAATCTACCAGTAAATGGTGTCTGGAAAGAATTTATAACTCTAGAACCAATAGCTACTTCAGCCTGAACACTTCCTCCATTTCCATTTGTTCCTGCAAATGAAGCATTACCTTGATAAATTCCATTACAATATCCTTCTACATTACTACCCCTTCTCACTAAAAAACAATGTATCCAATGAGTTCCAAATTCTACATTACTTGTAACAGTACCCCAACTAGATTGTCCATTACATCTAAAGTAAAACTTATGCACATTACTATCTTGAAATATCATCATTGATCCATGAGCATCTACATCTGGACGTTCTTTAACCATTAAACATTGACCATTACCACCACCATATGCCCATACTGACATATAACAATTATCAGTTCCAAAATTTAGATTAGAATTATGTTCTTGCCACAAATTACTTCCAGAAGCAAAACCAGTATAATATACTAATTCCGAACCTGGATATATAGGTGCTTTAGTAATACCAGTTCCATTCATTCTAAGTCCATTTCCTAAACCATTTTTTTGATTATGTGAAGCATTAGATTGGATGTATGCACGATCTTCAACTGCTTCTCGAACAACAACATCATCAACCTCAAAATAAGAACCTATAGTACCATAAAAATTATATATCTGTAAACCATATTGAGTTTGTTCTGCTGTAAATGTCCAAGATATATAAACCCAGGAAGATCCAGGATCAGAAGTAGTTGAACTATAACTTAAAGTGTTATTTGAGTGGAATGAAGTACCTTTCTGTATACGTGAACCAAATCCCTGACTATAATTACCTGTTGTTCCACCACTTCTTATCTTATAAGATACAGAATATGTTTTTCCAACTACAAAATTTGCTGCCATTTGGTACATTATAGATCCTCCACTCCAAGATCCATTTACAGTTTGTGTAACTCTAAGAGCACCACTCTCAATAGAAAGACTTACATTACTACTAGTCCATCCACTTGAATCTGTTCCAAATTCTCCGTTAGTAACATGGTTTGTATTATCAAAAGTCGCATCAGTAGATGCAAGCCATACATTTCTACATCCACCATACATCCAACCAGTATTATAATCCTTTGTAATGTATGCAGTCATACCTTTTGCTGGAGTTGAGATATTTGGTTTAACTATAGTAACCTTTCCAGCATGTGATAATAATGCATGATCTGTTCCTTTCATTGGAATACCATATGAAATTCCTTCAGTTGTTGATAACATTTCATTGAATCTTGGATAATCAATAGTACCAGTATATGGTTTTAATACTACTTTATCTGTAATTGAACCATCATTTGTACTTGATGTTCTATCTGCTGTTGGTACAGGTATAAAGAATATAGATCGTCCATTTGATCCATCTTGTTCAAATATCAGATGCCCTGTCTCAGTAAAATCAACAAAATTACATACATCATATGAACTACCTGCACTAGCTGTAATATCATTAACCTTTCTTGAAGCACTAGCATCATTATTAGCAGTAATTACAGTAATACCACTACCATGTGTTGCATATGCAATTGTTGGTATTGGTAATCCAGTTCTAGGATCAATCATTGCATTGTCCAATACCTTCATTGCAAGACCTCTTATTCTAGAGTTAGAAATCACAAATCCTTTTCCTGGATCAACATATCCTTCTGCAGAAGCACCATTATATCCATTCCTTGATGCAATATTTCCAGACCATCTACCACCTTCAGAAGTATGAGGGTCTGCTCTTTCAATTTCTTCGGAGATAAAATTAACGATTGGATTTCCCCAGTTGTCTCCACCTGAACCCTGTCCTATTACTAATATACCATTTAATGCACAAGCACGATATGTAGATCCAGAATATTGAAGTACATAATTTGGTTCCATTCCTCCACCACCACTGAATGCCTTAAATCTCATCCACATTGATAGGTTTGGATCATCACCATCATATATTGCTACCTCATCAGTATCAGTAACAATTACAGCAATAGAAGGGAATTCTCTACGATGTCCTCTAAATTCTGATGGTTCTTCATTATACCAAGATGTATGTTGTGTTCTATGTCTCCATGCTCCTCCATCACTATCATTTGCAGTATTATAAACAAATACACCATTCTCATTATTTGCTAATGGACTTTTATTAATTCGTGCCTTAATAGCAGCAATCTTTTCTATCTCTACATTCTCTAAATTAGCATGAGCAGGATCTTGATAGGCTAATCCACCCAACATTGCGTTAGTGGGTACTTGACTATTTCCGATTCCGACTAGATTAGGCATTAGTTATATCTCTCCTGTGGTATTTATTATGCGGTTAGAGTAACCAATTGAGAGTTTGGAAGTCTCTGTTGATAATACACAAGTCTTCTCAATCCCAATGAACCCTCAACATCTCCATTGTAGTAACCACCAATATATGCTCTATCAATCCCATCTGGAATCGTAACACTACTATCTGTGGATGAAATTACACCATTCTTTGAAGCAGCAACATCATTTAACTTATATGCACCTGCTGATTTAATATTATCACCAACTGTTGTTCCAGCAGAATCAGTTGTATCTGCTAGTGTTCCAGCATTATTGACTAGGAATCTTGTTTGAGAACTTCCTGCTTCATATAAACCAATTCTACAATTAGAATTATTATTACTTAAATACATTATCTCTGGGTCTCCTCCAATAACTTTATAGTCGGCAAGTATAGTTCCTTCAGATTTATTAATAAAATCAGTAAAGTCACCTCCATCTATTACTAGATCATCTGATCCACGAGTTGCTGACCGTCCATGTGTTGGAATGAGTGAAGTTACATAACTTCCTGCTTCTAATTGAGCACCCCAGACTAATGCTTCGCTATTAGCAACTCCTCCAATATAACACGCAACCGTAGTATTATTAGCTGCAGTTGTTGCAGTGGTACTATAACGAGTCCAATTTGCTGTAAGAGCAAAAGTAGTTTCACTAAAGACATTATCTCCCTGAACACGTTTCCATCTTACCTTAAAGTTATTACCAACTTGTGCTGTTGTACTTGCTTTAGCCCATATTGAAAGAGTATAAGTAGTACTTCCTGATATTGCTACCTGACCAGTAGCACCTGCACTAGCATTACCAAGTTGTGGACTAACATCTATATCATTTGATGTAGTAGACGCTTTGGTAGCAGTCATTGTTCCATCTGGAGCAATACCTGCATCTCTAGTAAGTGTTCCAGCACTACCTGCACTCCAAGTTCCTTTATCAAAACTATTTGGAATTAAATTAGTTCTACTCTCCTCAATCAATAATCCTTTACATTCTCTTGTTGTTGGATCGTGATCAAATCTTGGAGTATTCTCACCAACTAATACAACTTTACCAAACTCATCAATGTATGATGCAGGTCCAGTTCTTTCATATGTAATTCTTGAATCTAATTTCTTGACTGCTGCAAAGTTAAGATCTAATGTTGGTCGGAAGTTTGGATAGTCTTGTGATGATGCGACTTCTCCTGTTACTGAAATTCCCGTTGAAGTAGTGGCTAATTTTACAGTATTCGTATGATATATCTCTGCACCTCCACCTCTTAAGAATCTTGCACTAGTTTGTTGAGCACTACCATTTGTATCTGTGCTCGTTATCTGTACATAAGTTGGTGCTTCTAGATAAAGATTAGCCTTACGATTAGAAACGTAACCATGAATATTATCATGAAATACGAACATATCCTGATCGGATCCTAATTTTAATCTCTTATTATCAGCAAGATAAACATCACCCCATTCTTTTGAAGCACTACCTAAATCTTGAGTACCTGAAGCACCTGGTAATAAGTGACCACTTGCATCTATGCGAAGTTTTTCGGTTAATGAACCACTTGTTGCTTTAGTATTAAATGCAAGATAAGCATCATCTGCTGCAGATTGTCTATGTGCTCTTATAGACGCAACATCTGCTCCAGTTTCATTAGTAAAGAAAATACTACCATAGGCGTTTCCATTTGATGATGCGTTTGTTCTCTTTAGATTTAATTTTGTTGCTCCACTATCTCCAGCAACTGTTAGTAAGTATTCTGGATCATCAGTTCCTATACCAACATTTTGAGTATCTGTAATAACAACAGTATCATTTGCTCCTGTTTGTGATCCTGTTCCAAGTATAATATTCTTATCAGTATCAAAATTTCTTATAGTAAGATGTCCACTAGTAGGAACCTCAAGTGCTGAATAATTTCCACCAGCAGCATCACCACCACCAATACCATCAATAACTAGTTGAGCACCTTGGTTATTTGTTGAACCTACTAATATTCCTTGATAACCAGTTCCTCTTACATCAAAGTGTTTAACTGGAGTTATTGCACTACCATCACCCACCAATACATTACCATCTTTTGTAATACGAAGTCTTTCTGAACCTGCTGTCTCAAATGCTAATGTTCCATAAGTAGAATCTTGTGCTATTAATTTTACTAATGCATTATCATTAGTTTTTTGTCCACAAGATACTCCTAAACCAGTTCCAGTTCCACCAAATCTTGCCTGTAATCCATTACTTGCACCATTAACATGAAGTCTAGCAGTAGGACCATCTAATCCTATACCAATTTTTCCATCAGATGTGATGACAAGTTTTGCAGCATTACCGCCACTATTACCTGAACTAATATGAAAACTTGTATTCGATAGTTCATCAGAATCTCCTTTACCAATACTCCATCTATATGTACCATCTGAATCTTTAAATCTTATTATACCCCTTCGATTCGCATCCGAACTAATATCCTGATAAACATTTTTCTGGGGGCTACCTTTTAAATGAAGTAATATTTCATCACCACTTAATACAGGTTCATAAATTTCTAATTGAGCAGATGGAGTATCAGTTCCGATACCTACGGAGCCAGTTGATGTGATGCGAAGTGCTTCTGCTGTTGTATTATCAGCATTAACTTCAAATTTTGTATATGTATTTGATCTAAATTTCTGAACACCTCCAGTACCTGTTGCAAAGAAAGTATCTCCAGCATCTGACTGACCATTACTAGTACCCTGTAGATATATCCTTGGAGAAGTACCAGCAGAGGAACCAAAAGTTAAATTGAATGAATTATCAAACTTAACACCCTTATATGCATTTGTTGCTGCATCAATCAATAAATCAGAACCATTAAAAGTTAAATTGGCACTGTTAGTTAAGGTTTTGTCACTATCTACATAAACAACACGACCTGCAGTCAGTGTTTGATCTTTTATACCATTACGTGCAGTTATAAGTCCTACTGAATCTATATTTGTTACGTCTTCATATGTTAATGTACCACCTATTGATACATTACCCGTAAAAGTTGCACCAACACCTGTTATATTTCTTACAGCAACATCAGGAGTACCTGTCAATCCAGTTGCATCTCCTGCCACATTACCTGTCAAAGTTCCACTAAAGCTTGTAGCAGTTACAACACCAGTAAATACTGCTCCACCTGCATCATATATTGTCGCACCAGTTCCTATAGGTGTATCAGCACCTAAAACATTTATACCTGCTACTTCAACACCAACATTATGTAAATTAGATGTACCAGTTTTAAAGTTTGATGCAGTAGCAATCCCACCAAGACTAATCGTATTACTAACAATATTAGCCAGTGTATGAATACCTGGACCTTTAACTTTTGTAATCTGGATTAACGTCATTATAGGTTTTTAGATATTTATGATGGTTTACTTGGCCAAGTGATATTATCAGGATCAGATTGTGTTGGTACATCCCTCAATGCCTGACGATAAGATGTCCAAGCTGATTTTATTGCATTAGGAACATCTGCACCTTGAGTCCAATCACATTCTACTAATAAATCATCACGTTGTTTTCTTACACATTTCCATAAATGTGCAGTAACAATTGTATTTTTTTCAGAAGTAGAAAGAGCATTTATAGCATCTTTCTCCCATTGCTCAATGGTTGCATCAGAAATACGAGGATCCATTCCCCATTTTTGTCCACCTTGCTCCCATAACCAAGGACTTAAGTTTGTGTCAGTCGCCATAATTACCTCCTATTAATTAGCACCAGCGATATTATCTGTACTATATGTTCCATTATTACTTTTACCACCAAACATCATAACATCAATTACCATTGTATAAGTTCCAGAATGATCCATTTTCCATGCAGGGCAATTGGCACCATTATTAACAATATAAGGTACATTGGAATTACCAGAAGAACCACCAGCTAGATGAACCAACTGTAAATTAGCTTTATTTGATTTATTAGAAAATCTATATTGAGTATATGCATTATTAGTACCTGTTCCTGTTACACCAACCCATATTATACCATGAGCATTTGTGTCAACATAAGTTGGAAATAAAGTTGTACCATCTGGTCCTAATATATTATGTTCATAATTTTGTGATTGATTTGTCTGACAATATCTCCAACGACCAATAAAATTAGCACCACCACCAGCATAAGTGCTAATCATTCCATCAGCATATTCCATCCATCTGGTAGCACCCCTATATTCATGCTGTACACTACTTCCAGATTGTGTAGTATTAATTTCAATATCACCACTATTTCTTTTTCTTTGTATCAAATAACAATTCTCTCTATCATATCCCACTGCAAGTTCTGCATGATCATCATTACTACCACCTGCTTTAAAAATATAAACTCCAGATGTATGTCCTGCACCCGAAATAGTATTTTCTACTGTTAATATACCACTACCTTTGATATTTGCTACTTGATTATCATTTGCTCTAAAGTGAAAACCTTGATTATCATCACTTCCATGAAGATAGTATATTCCACCAATATTACCATCAGTTGGTTTCATAAACCATAAAGAACATTGAGATGTATTAGAACCACCTTTAATTCCTATTGATGTTTGACCACCACTATTAAAAACTTCAAGATCTCTATCTGCTGTTGTAGTTTTAATACCAACTTTACTACCACTATGAATAAAAGAAGCAATTATTAGATTATCATTATCTCCTGTTCCAGATTTGATATGTAAATCATCACCTACTGGTGAACCAATTATATTATCTGTACCATCATATCTTATAACTAGATTCTGTGAATTACCAAGAACAAGTTTTACAT